GTAACCTCATTTGTGCTTCTTCTTTAGACATTGTGTATTCAATTACATCTGTCAAAAATTCATCATCTAACATTTGTTGAATTTCTTCTTTATCTTTAGCGTTTCTTTCTTTGGATTTTTGTATTTGGGCAGGAGTTTTAGGTTTAGTACCTTTAGGTGAGAAGGGTTTAAGGTATTTATCTATAATCTTATCTATATCTTTCATTCTATCATCTAAAGTGTTAGCAACTGCTGCAAAATTAGGATTAAATAGTTTAGCATATTTTGGTAGATTATCAGTAACACTTTTCCAAGTACGCATTACAATTGCAGGTGCTAAACTTCTATCTTCACCACCTGATTTTTCGTATCTATCTTGGTTTTGTCTTAATGAACGTTCCAGATCTGTATAGACATAAAGCATAAACACATCGTATCCTGCTTCCTCTAGCTCATTTTTTAATTTTGTGGTTTGATTAAACGAAGCAGCTGTGCCATCTAAAATAAAAGATTGTTTACCTTCAATGGTTGATTGTATTTCACCCTTAAATTCTTTATTAGCTGCAGCCATTTGTTTGGCTTGTTCGCTTCGTTCTTCGGGTGTTGCGTTTTTTAAATCTAAGGTAACGTTTGCTTGTTTTAGTTTATCAATGAATATGTTGTCTATATTCATTACCTTTAAACCTCCTAAATCTAAACCCTTTAAAATGTATCCCTTACCAGCTCCAGGAGCTCCTGCTAAAATTATGGCTTTAGGTTTGCTCTGGATTTCTAGTAATAAGTCTGTTAGTTTAATCATAGTTATAAATACTATGCTTTTTTCTTAACTTGCGTCCTAAACTCAGTGAATATAGGTGAATGTTTGGGGTTTTCTAAATCAAACAATCTTTTAACGGTGTTGAATATATCTATGTTTTCATCTTGGGTACGTTTTGACTCGTACATTTCCCAATTTTTACCTTGAATTTTACCTTCTTTAGGACCACGTTTAGATGATTTTAACCATAAAACTCCTAATCTATCTACTTTTTTTCCAAAACATTCTTCATAACATTTAGCGTAAACCGCTGTCTGTAAGTCATATGTGGTTTGGAGGTGGTTTGATGTTTTGAAATCTATAATCCATAATTCTCCATCTATCTCACATACTAAATCACAAGTACCTGCTACTTTAAGTTCATCTGAGAATAGATGGACTTCGGCTTCTAGTAATGTTGGGTTATATTCTTCCCAAAAATCCACAAATCTTAAAAACATTTGCCACACTAAGGGATCATACTGTGGGTTACCTGTGGGTGATAGGAAATTTAATTCCTTATCGTTTAAATAATCTTCACACATTTCGTGTACTTGTGTACCTTGGTCTGCTGCTTTTCTAACGATATAGTCAGCAGAGTATCCTACTTTTTTAAGCCAATCTTGGAAAAATTTGCCTTTTGGATAACAACTTAAAACATAAGTTATTGATGGATAATAGTCACCATTCCTTCTATAATATCTAGAATCTGGTAAGGTGATTTGTTTTGCGTCTTCAGATATTTCCAGTATCCTGTTATATTTCTTTTTGACGTTTCTCTTTTTCATATTAATGAAAATTTCTTCTCCATTAGGTCATATTGGTCTAATGGGTCAGTGTTTTGAATTAGTTTAGTAAAATGAGAGAATCCCATCTCACTTGGATCTTTTCCATCTAATTCAACAAGGTATACTTCTTTACCTTGGTTTATAAAGTATTCACAATGTTTTAATGCTTGTTTTAAAGCGTCTGTATCTAAAGCTACATATATTTTTTTAACTGTAGATTCAACTATTCTTTTTAATAAATTTGATTGTATATTTTTACCTAATAATGGTATAGCATTTCGTTTTATTGCTATTGCATCAAATGGTCCCTCACATAATACTAGAGGTGAATCCCAGTTTATGAATAGTTCAAATGGTATTATATCTCTTGAACAATCTGGGTTTCTGTATTTAATGTAAGCATCTTTTTCAAATGAGCGTGATGTAAAGTAATTTAGTTTACCATTTTTATCGTACGAGGGTATGATAATCATGTTTTTATATTTACCAAAATCACAGTATCCTATATTGTATTTTAAGATATCATCTTTGGATACATTTCTTTTACTTAAATATGAATATGCATGTTTTGCAGTTAAACTAGAATTACCTATTATCTCCTTATATTCTTTAGGTAATGATACATCGTTTTGAATAATAACTTCTTCTATTTCATTATTAGTTTTAACTAATTTAGATAGTTCTATAAAGTTATCGGGTGATGCTTTAACTTGTTTGAATAATGCTCTTAATGTTTTACCTTTTTTACCACATACCCAACAGTGCCATGGATTGTATCCTTTTTTATTTTCAGTAAAATTAACTTCTAATTTCTGTTTGTGGTGGTTGCAAAAGGGGCAGTGGTATGCCTTGTTACCTCGTGAGGTTCTTTTACCATTTCCTATAACTGTATCTACTAAATTGATTAATAGCTCATTTATCATAATATGTAATATACCATCCCTCTATTGGGGATCCAAGTCTTTTGTGAAAAACTTTCCTAGGATATTATCGTTAAAGTATTTATCTGGGTATTCTAAAACTTGGTACACAAATTGAGTTTGTGTCTCGTAGTATGTAAGTAGTTTTTTGTTGGGTGCTATTTTTAATATACACCGTTCAAAATTTTCTATTGGTTCTGATTTGAGTAGTTCTAGGAGGGGTTTATTTGAACCATAATAGGTTTTCCAATCTGATTCTTTACTAACGCGTTTATGGGTGGGTTTTCTACCCTTTACTCCTTCATACATTTTTAAGTCCTTTTTTGTTACTTTGACTTTACGATTGTGTATGAGTACTTTTTTACCTATGTAAGATTTATCTGTGGGTAAATGTATAATTCTATATACAAAACCAAATGTGTTTTTTGGGAAATGAGCAAATTCTGTCATTTCCTCTCCATTGTGAGTCCAATTCATAAATGAATTTTAGTTAATAAATGTGTTAAGATGGTACATCTTCTACTCTATCGGATTCAGTCATATTATCAGAAGTTCCATTATTCCCCCCACTTCCTTGATCTACTAGTGTCCAATTAGAACCATCCCAAGTCGCATCGTCTCCCATTCTGTACCAAGCTATAGGTGAAAGGGATGTTAAGTCTGTTGGAGTACCTGAGTTATAAATTGCTGTTATATCTTCTGTACTTAGAGTACTATTGTAAATTGATACTTCGTCCACACTTCCAGGAAATCCCCTATCTGCGGATGCATTTCTTGCACCTATAAATAAATTACTTGTTAAGGGTGCATAACTAAGTGTACTTGCTAAATCTACTTCGGGAGTTGTGTTTCCGTCAACGTATATTCTCACCCTTGATGTATTGTTTCCATTGTCGCTATAAGTCTGGATGATATGATGCCAATTACCATCATCAAGCGCAGTACTTCCTGTTGAACTTCCCAAACCTTGTACAGAAACTACTAATCCCGTACCTATTTTATACAACTTACCCGCAGCATATTGATAACCTCCACCCGAATAACTAACATTCACGCCTATAGGAAAATAATAAGCAAAATTAGTAAAACTTGCACTTGTTTTTATCCAATAACTGATACTAAGGTTTGGGACTGTAGCAAAAGCTAGATTTAATCCAGTATTAACATAATCGTCCACCCCATCAAACTCAAATGAATAAGTATTTGTAAATGATGCTACACCTGATGATGCTATTATTCCTAGTTTTGTCCCTAAAGCCATATTAATATTACCCTAAATCACCTATTAAGTCCCACTCATCGGTTCCTACTTTCTTTAAAGTAGCAGCTGAAAATTGTCCTGCTAATTGAATATTTCCTCCTTTTGAGTTGATGGTTATACCACTCCCTGTGATATAAAAATTGCCTGCTGATGATGTTTGAAAAAATTCAAATTCAGCTCCGGTTTTGATTGGTACTACAGCGTTTGTACCAATTGAGCATGTAACGTTTCCTCCAACTCTAAAATAATATCCTGCATTATCCATACTAGCTGAGAGGTTAGTTGATGATGCTGTTATGGGTCTTTGTAAATTTGTTAATTCACTACCATCACCTACAAAATATGCTGCGGATGATGTTCCACTAGCACTTATATTGCCTGAGGCAGTTATGGAAGCTAAAAAGTGAGGTGCCGCAAAGTCTAAATCATATGCGGGTAGTAATGTAATGGGGTTGCCAGAAAATAATGCATGTGGTTGTGCCTTTAATGCAGTATAGTGTGCATTATTAACTTCACAATAAAATCTTGCTTCAGATTGAGCTCCTTGATTTTTTATTGATAATATTCCACCATTTAATAATATATTATCTGTGCCATCTAATGATCCCGTTATTTGGGAGTCTCCATTAGAATTAAATCCATTTTTTATTACTAATTTTCCCATATTATCCTTCTATTTCTATTTCTTCACTCCATTTTGGTGTAGCCATTAATTCCAATATTTTGGTATGGTCATAAGTTTGGACAGGAGTAACAGAACCATCTGTTATGAAAGTTGGAGTATAACCATCTTCCCATTTGATCACAAACTGAGTATCATCTATACTTTTTCTAATTGTAGATGCCGATGTTTCTCCGATTTGAGAAAAGTCAATTAATGAAATGTCTGTTAGATTTACTATTGCGTATGTTTTTGTGTTGTTTGACATTGTGTAAGTTTTGTTATAAATATGTTAAGATAATCCAAATCTGCCTTTTAGCGCATTGTAGTTGTGTAGGACTTCTGATGCTGATAAGGCGCGGTTGTAAAATTGTATATTTGGGATTTTTCCATTAAAATACCAACCTCCATTTCCTCTACCAACCCATACTTCTTGGTCATAGTATGTTATAGTACCTGTTTCTGTATTAGAACCTATTTGACTTCCATCTAAATACAATTTTTGTTCCCCTGATTTATAAGTAGCTGCTACATTATGCCAATCAGTTTGTGTGCCTGTTAAAGCACCATTTACATTTATATATTTAAAAGTTGATCCATTATTCCATAAAAACTGTATTTCATCACTAGAATCACCAGCACCTCCTAATCTTAAATGTTGAGAATAATTTGGACTGCTATGAGAAGGGTAGTCATAAGACCAAATAATTTCTGCAGTTACAGTATCAGGATCTATATCGCTTTTAAACCATGCTTGTATTGTAAATATTTGAGTATCGAATATTGTTCCATTTCCATTAGATTCAACTTCAATATAAGCATCAGTTCCATCAAAATCCCAAATCCCTGAATTGTTGTTAGAAAACAAAACACCATTTTCTAAACTCCCACTATTATTTAGATTTGTTGTATTAAATGCTTTATCTGTACTAGTACTAGGTATAGTACTTGCCCTATTAGCCGCATCCATATTGAATATTAATCCATCCGCTATTATTTCTGTTGTTATGCTACCTACTCTTCCACTCATTCGAATCTTGATTTTAATGCGTTATAGTTGTGTAGGACTTCGGTTGAGGATAAAGCTCGGTTATATAGTTGTACTTGGCCTATTTCACCATCCCAATAATAAGTATTACCTCCGTCACTACCAACAACACCTATTGAAATGTTCTCAGTTAAAAAATCCCCAATATTAGGGGTAATTAATGCAATGCCTACTGAAGCACCTCCTACGTATAATGTATAAGATGATAAAGCAGTATGGTCTACACCGTCAAATGTCATTACTATATGATTCCATTCAGTATCACTATAAGAGGTAGTCCCCGATTCTTTGATTTTAATACCCGTAAATTTACCCCCAAAATATAAATAACTCGCTCCTTTAACAAAAGCAAATGACCTTGCATATAAAGAGTTAACTTGTGTATAAGGAATTTCAAAAAAGCCTTTATTAGAGCCACTTCCTTTAACCCATATATTTACAGACCAAGGATTATCCTTTGCAGTACCTATAGGGAAGTATTCAAACAAAGGGGATATTTCGCCACAGTTAATCCAATCATCTACCCCATCAAACTCAAAACTTGGAGTTGGGGATTGAATGAATGCTACATCATTTTCTAAACTTCCGGATTGGGATAAATTAGTCGTGTTAAATGCTTTAGTATTACCATTAACATAACTAGCTCGATTAGCAGCATCCATATTGAATATTAATCCATCCGCTATTATATCTGTTGTTATTGATCCAAATCTCATAATCCAAATCTTAGTTTTAATGCGTTATAATTGTGTAGGACCTCGTTTGATGGTAAAGCTCGGTTGTAAATGTGGAAATTTGAAGTTAATCCTGAGTAGAAACTACTTGCACCATTATAAGAACTCAAATAAGCGTCTTCAGTATTTGCAATAGTATTGTTTTGTAAGTTGTCTTGAGTTGTTGAAAATGACTGGATGAGTCCGTTTTTATAGTAATTTATTCCTGATGCTAGCCCACTACCGTCATAAGTAAGAATTATATTTATCCATGTATTAATTGAAGCAAAACTTATATCATTTGTAGTAATCCTCTTTCTAGTTGAAGTACCACCACTATTTGTGTTATATAAATTAAAATGTAACGTATTAATCCCACTAGTGCTGCTACTATTAAGATAAATTAAAATACCTTTACCACTTATATATTTTGAATAAAGATATTTAACCCCACTTTTAGGTGAAGGATTTATCCAAGTTGAAAAACTAAAGGAATCCGTATATTCAAAGTTAGTATTGTTGCCTATATTTATATAATCATCTACTCCATCAAACTCAAAACTTGGGGTGGGGGAAGAGATAAATACTACATCATTTTCTAAACTTCCAGATTGGGATAAATTAGTCGTGTTAAATGCTTTAGTATTACCATTAACATAACTAGCTCGATTAGCAGCATCCATATTGAATATTAATCCATCTGCTATAATAGGAGTTGTTATTGAACCTCTTCTAATCCCCATAACTTTATATTGCTTTTATAATTGTCTTTACCTTATAAATGTTTGGGGATGTTGAATCTGTTATGGCTACTAATTGAGCTTGGCTTGCTGATATTATAACTTGTAAATCAAGTCCTGATGTACTTCCAATATCAGTTGTAGTTGTTTCTGTGAATGAAACAGTTCCTCCATTCCATACTGACATTATACTACCTGCTCTAGCATTTGATGCCGAAGTTATGGTGTAATCAAAGAATGCACCGTCATACGAGCTAGTACTTAATGAAGTTAATGAAGCCGTCGATGATGCCGAAGTAGCGCTGATTATAGCAGTAGTATATAGTGACTGAGGTGATTTACCTAAATAAACTTCTCCAGTAGAATCTACTTGAAGTATAGGTAATCCTGAAATATCATTTGATGAAAATATAGTTCCGGTTAAAGAATCATCTACTGAGAATAATGTTCCTGCACTTCCTATTACATCGAATACTACACTACCACTTCCTATTACTGAAAGGGATTGTGAAGTTGCTGAAGCTGATACTACTAAAGATCCGGTTATTACAGCATCTCCTGTAAATGGAAAACCTGCTCCACTACCACCTCCACCACCTGCTAATGAAGCAGATGTGAATATTCCTCCTCCAATTGATGCGGTTAGCATTGATACTGTGCCACTTGAGCTTATATTGCCTGAGGCTGTTATGTTACCTAGAATTTCTGTTGGAATTCCATTTTTACCAAAATAACTAATACCCGAATTATGTCTTACTACTTGTATATTATTTGAGAGAAATTTATCTGCATATACATCACCACTCGCACTTATATTACCTGATGCTGTTATATCAGTAAATGGTTGATCTATATTAGATGCTAAAATATATGATGCTGTTGATGCATACGAGGCAGAAGTTACACTTCCTTCAAGAAAAGATGCTGTTAAAGCATATGAAGCGCTTGTTGCTGTTGCAGCATATGAAGCGCTTGTTGCCGTTGCAGCATATGAAGCTGAGATAATAGAACCATCAAATGAACCTGTAAATGAACCTGTAAAAGTACCAGAGGTTGAACCTGTTATTGTTAGTGAACCTGATACTGTAACATCGTATGCATCCGTACCTGTAAAAGCGTCTACTGATTGTGTTACGTGCCATGCTAAAATAGCATCGTTTGTAGATATTCCTGATTTGGATAGTTGTTTTGCCATGGTAATAAATATTATAAGTCTAGGTTAACTAATATGGTTGTATCAGTAGTGTTAGAACTTTGAAGGGGTTGAGCTAGTTTACCTACAGCCACTAATTGGTTTGCATTATTATATAATCCTACTGTTGTTATATAAGGTTCAAAATACGAACCTGTTAGAAAATTTTGAACTATTCCGCTATTTAAACTGCCTGATATTGCAGATGGGTTTTGAGTATAGTTGTATTCGTTTTCTCTTAAAGTACATTTATATTGAGATTCATATATTGTAGTTGTACTTTGAAATGAGCAGGTAATATTACTTCCTGTTATAAATTCATTTAATTCAGATATATCATTTGAACCATAAATTCCAGTTCCATATAAAGCAGAACCATAACTACTTCCTGTGATAGAAGATCCAAAAGCAGTGAGAATAACCATACCATGTTGGTAAACTATATCTCCTACTTTAAGTGTAGAATCCATTAAATTTCCTTCTCCATCATCTACAATTGTATTACTTGGAGTGGTTAAAGAAAATGTTCCTGGTTTTATGTATTCTCCAAATAAATTAGATGGAATTGATATTATTCCTATATTGTCATCTGAAGCTGTTGGAAATAATCTATTGGCTGCTAAAGTATCAGGTAGATAATTATCATACATGGGTTGGTAAGAACCACTTCCACCTTGAACTGTTATAGTACCATCATTATTGAATTGAGCTAGATTAGCAGGTGAGCCATCTTGTCCATTTAAAAAGTTGGAGTAGTAAAGTTGCTTTACGGATTCGTAAATTAGTGTTTTATTTTGGGTTGATATTTCTCCTGTGATATTTGAACCCGAAATGTAAGGAGTGTTTTTGCCAAAAAATCTATCTATACCTACATTTGAGGAAATAAATTCGCTAGTCCCCTTAAAAGTAAATGATTTGTTTACTTTAAATGGGGTTACAACTACATCGGATGTGGTAAAAGGCTTGTAAACACTCATTCATCTTAAAAATCTAATTTAACCCTAATTAAGCTTTCTTTTGTAAAATCCTTAAGTAGTGGTTTTGAAAGTTTTGCTACAGCAACTAATTCATTTGCATCATTATACATCCCTACTGTCGTTACATATACTTGTGGAGAATTGATAAATTCAGTATAAATTACTTCTCCAGTTGAACCCGTAATAAATGATGGATTTGTTGAGTAATTAAACTCAGCATTTCTTGACCTAACAAACACATAATCTGATGTTATTGTTTCTTGTGCATTTAATGTAAATGCAGAACCAGATTTTATTGCTGTAAATAATGTTTCTTGGTTAGTACCATTTGCTAAAGATTCTGTTTTATTTGTATCAACTTCAATTGATTGAGATATTGCTGCCGGGTTTAATATTATAGTTCCTATATCTGGAAGGAATAAACCATATGAACCTGAATTTGCTACATATCCTGTTGTGTTATAAGCTGAACCATTTGAACCTGATACTATTTGTAATACTCTGTTTGAACCTAAAAATGTTTGTGTTAAAACATCATTTGAATTATCTGTTAATTGGATTAACCCTGCGGAACTTGATAAATTTAAATTAAATGTTCCTGGAAATAATGATTCTTTATATCTAGCTCTTTCTACAGATAATACCCAAAAATCATCAGATATTAATGTATTAGTACCATCACCAAATGTAAATACAGCGTTTTCATCTTCTAATATTAATGATCTGTATTGGCCATAAGTGGTTGATGAGGGAGAATATTTTGGAAGTCCTGAGTTGAATGGTGTACTTCCACTACCATATACATTACCATAAGCTATGTCAAATTGAACCGCTGCTGTAGAATCTGTAGATGAAGTTTGAAATACACTTAGATAATAATTTCCTGAAGACCCTGCTGATTGAACTGGTGATGTATAAAACTCAGTTAATGTGGGTGCACCTGTTGACCAAGCTACAGATTGAACTGCATCTGCGCTTACTACAAAATCTTCGGCGTCTAATCTTTTAAATCCCATTTTTTATTTTTTTATAATGCTGTTGTTTGTGTAATTGTAATTGGAATTGTTATTCTAGCTCCACTATCTAAACCTACAAACGTTACTGTAGTATTTAATACTGAACTAGATCCAAATAATGTATTAACAGTTGTTGCTCTTAAGTTAATTTGTGATCCTATTACTGTAGAAGAAACATTGGTTCCTAAAGTAGTAGTAGAAGTTGTATTTTGAGCTGTTGCTGCTGTTGATTGAATTCCGACTCCATTAAATGTAGCCATTGTTCTAACATCTGCAATTGTTGCTGTATAACCTGATGTTTCAAATGCTGTAGAATTACCTAAATAATTTAATGTTTGAGGTGTAATAGCTAATGAAGCTCCTTGAGCTAAAGTTATACCTGCATATCCAATATCAAGTACTGGAAGTACTGCTGTTCCTCTTGGTAGAGTAGCTAATTTATACTTCATTGTTTGAGACTCATCAGGAAATGCTTCTAATAGAGGCATGTTATCTATTGCTTGTCCATAAAATGCAGAACCAGATGGATTAGTTGGATTATAAAGTGTATAATCTATTTCATCATCTGCTAATGCAAATTGTGTGATTCTAAATGAACCATCGTTTTGTGCTAGTAATTGTCTGCCTTTTTTAGTTAAGATGGCATCTACGGTTATAACTTGATTGTTTAAGTATCCCATTTTTTATTTATTAATATGTTATAAATATATGTATTTTTAGTTTTTATGTCACGTTATTTTATTATTGTTTATTAGAGCCAAATTCTTTAGTAATTGATTCTAAATTTTGTACAATTTCATTTGTTGTATATTGATCAACAAAGCACCCAGGACCTATTCCTGTTATATTATCTTGAATTAAAACAAACGGGCTTCCTCTTTCAGCTTTCCATAATAAATACCCTACTGAGCTCCCCCCTCCTGCTGTTACTGATATTTTAGGTGGTGGGTCTAGTGTTAACCATGGGTTTGATGCACCCCCGGCATCAACTACATCTACTATTTCAAAAACTCCCTTAGAAGCTAGAGGGTAACTTTCTGCTAAACTTCCACTATATCCTCCTGACCATGGGTTGAGGGTGTTATTTTCAATTGGGGTGTTTAAATCTTGGTAAAAAGTAAAAAACCATCTTTCTCCTTGATGTAATTGTTCTTTAATACTAATTGAGGCCGTGGTTCCCGTTAAGAAAACCTCTCCTGCGGTAAGTGAAGATAGAGATGAAGTGTATAACCCTGATGAGTTTCTTACAACCGAGTACATAGAAGATAGGGGCCCATTGACTTCTATGGTACAAGGCATGTCAGTAGGTATTGGATCCCCAGAGGAAAAAGTTGAATCCCAAAAATCTCTACCTAAAATTTCTATTGAGGGACCATTTGCTCCATTAGCCGATATATAGTTACTAATCAAAGGGACCCCAAATTGGGGGGTTAAAACTTTAGGTGCAACTGGGAGGTATGCATTTGATGCTAGGTTGGTTGTATCATATGGAAAAATACTTATTTGAGAATTAGGGGTATTATTTCCATTTAATGTATAGTAATAATCACTTACTGTTTGAATAGTAGGGGAGATAGATTGACTTTCAAAAAAATAACCCGAAGGTAATGATAGATTATACCTCCATGATAAACCCCCGTATGGAATACCTTGAACTTGAGTTTTGGCTCCTTCTGAGGGGTTAATGGTTCTTACATCATCAACTGTTTTAACATTTAATAATTTACCCATTTTTAAGGCACCCCATCCTAGTATTTCAGGTGTTGTTCCCCCACCCCAATCAAATTCATATATTACAGTATCTTTTACTTCTATAGAAGGTGTTTTACCATATGTTCCTATATTGTTAAAAGTAGTCCATTGATTAATTTTTTCACTTTGGTTTTTACTTCCATTATATCTTAAATTAGCAGATGATAATTGAGTATAATTAGATTCAGGTACAGTTGCTTTGGTAGCACTTTCACTTACTATTGCCTGGTAATTAACAGGTACTGTTTGTGAAGTTTGGTAATCTAAATCTTGTAAGAATGGGTTTGCTCTTTCACCTTGAACATTGTTTAATAAAGGTTGACAGTCTAATGCGGTTGAAAAATCAGATGAAAAATATGGTTCTAATATAGAATCAACACTTGAGGTAGCTGAGGCTGCTGATGAGGTAAGGAAGAGTTTTGTACCTACTGAAAAGGAACAAGTTGTAAAAGTACTAAAATCCGCAGGGAATTTATTTTTTTGAATTCCTAAAAAATATATATCTCCTGGGGTAGAAGATGATAGATTATAGGGTATATCAAATTGGTAAGTTGATCCCGCGGAGAAGATTGAACCCGTTAAAAGTTCACTATTAGCTTGTGTCTGAAGAGATTTTCTTCTATAAATTCCTATAATTGCATCTTCAGATTGGACTGCTACACTCCCAGAAATTCTTAAATATAAATCTTTTTGTGCATATGTGTTAAAAGTATATTCTTGATTTGTTATAGAATAAAAACCATACTGATCATTTGAACCATTTGCAAGAGGTACTTGGAGTTTTGCTCTATTAAGGGGTCCCGCATGGTAAATATCTAAAACATCAATCGACCCCGTAAAATCATAATTTAATTTACCAAATAATGGAGGTGAAACATTATTAGGTTCTACATCATATAGATAAAATGTTGGTTTTTCAGTAACACTTGTAAGTTGATAAGTTACATTAGTTGTACCTGGGAGGGTTATTTGGGTTAAAGATTCTAAGTTAGTAGATTGGTCAATACCATTCCCATCAATTTTTGGTATTTTTATATATCGAACACCAACGGGACTAAAAATACCTTCGCGGAAAATAGAAATATATCCATCTAAGGGTAAGTTACTATCACTTAACCAGAGTGCTTGATTTGTTAGGAATCCATCGCTATCAGTAACCCCATTCTCGTTATAAAATCTAACAGCATAATATGGAACCGAAGCAACAGACACATTCTTAAATTCATCACATTCACTATTTAATTCACCATTTGTAATTAACATAGTTGAACCACTAAACTCTCCATCATAAAATTCATGTTGTGAGTCGTTTGTTTTGGTTACTGAACCTGATAGTACTGTGAATGTTTCATCCCAACTTTGAGTTATGTCAAATCTATTATCAGGACCTGCTCCTAATGTTCCAGATGGTGAAGTTGATAAACCATTAAAAATGTTTAACATTCCACCAGGACCACCTTCAGCATCCACAATTCTTGAAGATGAAATATAACTTACTTCATCTATGTTATCCCACACTTGATGAGATTTAACAGAACCCGTTAGTAATTCTTCACTATAACTTACTTGTGGTTGTGGGTATTTGTTTCTTTCTAGTAAATGTTGTTTGATTACAATTCCAGATGCTAAGCTTGTTCTTGCAGGAATAAAATCCTTAATCATTTTAAATAGCGAATTGTCAAAGAATTTAATTAATCTAACAAAATCTACTAAATCATAATTTTTAATATATTTTTCAAAATAAGCTTTACTTAAATTGTTTAAATCTGGGTAGTAATCTAGTGATGAAGACCTTTGTCTTGGATCACCTATATAATCTCCTATGTTAAAGTATCCTAGTTGTGATACAATATCATCGTTAATTTCATTTTGTGGTGAAAATGCTACCTCTAGGTAGTTAATATTTTCAGTATATGACTCACTTGCTTCAGTAGCTTGGGTTACTCTTCTATAAGGTGATAGTGTATCTCCTGTGGGTACTACATTATCTTCATATCGTATCTTGTCTGTAATTCTATTTTTAATTCCGGCAGGGAATTGATCTAAGAAATAATATTCAGTATTAGTTGAATATGAAGGTGTAGAATTAAATACATAATTACTATTAGATGCAAATGATGATGTTGCAACCCATGAACCTGTTATTTTAGGGTGGATTGATACTTGAGTTAAATCTGTTGAAGTATCTAATTCACCTCCTAATGAAGCTCTAAATAATAATTCATCTGGGGAAGAATTAATTGAATTACCCTCAATAGATAAAGGATTCATTACATAATCTTCAAATCTAGTAGTTCCTAGAGCAACGTTATAATATCTTATTTCTTGTATATTACCGTTGAAATATTCATATTGGTTACCTAATGTAACTTCTTTTGCAAAGTAAGAAGTACTACCACTTAACCAACTTCCACTTACTGTTGGATCTATTAAACTGCTTGAATTGAAATATCCTATTGATGTTCCATCAGCTCCATTGTATATTTTATTAGAAGCAAATAAACTTGCAGTTCCTAAACCTGTAGGGAGACCTGATGAATCGTTTATTATGTAATCCCCATTTTCAGTTAAAATGAAATCTAAATCTTCAGTTGCTAAGTATTTTACATTGGTATCAAATCCATCTTCTCTAACCATAACTGACCACCATCCTCCATCGTAAAATGGGAGATATACACTACAACTAACTTCATTAGCTGTATTTGGGTTAGCTATATATTTTAAATTACCATATTGGTAATATGGATCTTTAATTGCACCATTATATGAACCTGAAGGTACTGAATAAGATCCAGTGTATTCTAAAACTAGTGCTTTATTTACTACCCCATTTTCTTCAGTGTGCCATAAAGATTGGGAGGCATTAAATGAAGGTGATGAACTAGTAGGAAAGTTGTTTACTTTAAATCGTAGCTCTACGGTACCAGGTACATCAGCTGTGTAATTAAATTTTAAATTAGTTTCCCAAGAACTGCTAATAAAATTATTTCCTTGTGTATCCCATGTATTATTAAACTTATTGAAATAATAATCCCAATCGTTCTCGTTTACCTTATCTTTCCCGCCAAATTCAGATATTTTAAGTATAGTATCAGGTATACCGTATGAAGTTATCAACGCTCGTAACCCTGCTATAGTTCCCTTTGATTTGAGCAGGTATGGGATGTTGTGGTATATTCTTTTATATAATGATTTATTAACATCATCTAAAGGAATAACATCATTTGATGCAGATATTAATGTATCAACATATTCAAATCCTGTTGGGGTAGGTAATGAAGATGTAATTTCTGGGAATGGGAATAATGCTCCACCTGGTGTAAGTCCTAAAAATGCTGTGTATAAATCGTCTTTAGAGAAATTGTTTTGGTATAATTTAACACCAAAGTCTTTTATAGCATCTGATACTAAATCTTTAGATACACCAAAATCTAACCTATTGTCTGCATTATATTTTTGAGTAACATCTTTAGTATATATCCAAACATTATCATAATACTGTGCAACCATATCAACAAATAAATCATATTGTCTATTTGTTGTATCTTCCCTTAAGTATTCTGGGATTGATTTTAGTAATTGGTCTTTGTTAGCATTATCATAATTTGATGCTGATAGGATTAGTCCTCCATAGTTAGAACTTTGCTCGTTTACACTACCAAACCAATTTAAAACTGTTGTACTACCCGTTGTAGCTAGTAAGTAAGGGGGTTCTGTAGTTGTTTTTGGCCAAGAATAAGATGAACCACTATCGTAGTATAAAAAATATTCATATTTGTCAAAGTTTTTAGTTATTTCACTAATTTTACTTTGAAGTATTGTAGTACTAGTTGCCGAACTAGTTACATTGGTTAATGAAGCAATTGATGCAGAATATCCTGTTATCAATTGAACTTTATAATAAAAGTTTTCTAAGCGTGTTTGAGCCGAACTAAAATGGATAAATTCTGTAAAATCAGTATAGTCAACACTAATTGATAGTGAACTTGAATCCATTAAACTATTTAACTGATCTAATGAGCTTGTAGGTGCTCCTGATACTAGGTCAGTGTAAGATAAATTTTGTGTTGAATTGTTGACTTGATCCTTAATTGGAATATTAAAGTTAGGTCCTGATAGATTAGTAAAATCTATAAATTCAATTGGTTGAGGTGGAAAGTTTACATTAAATGCTTCTGGTTCATTTAGTGTAGTAACAATCCACAATTGATCTCTTAATTCAAATTGTGAGGGTAATGGTTCGTATAGCTTAACTAATATTGTTGGGTCATTAGTAGTAGCATCCTCTAATTGAATGTTATTAGCTATGATTAAATCATTATCACCTAGGTTTAAATAAAAGTCTACAAAATATGTACTATCATCTCTAAATTGAGTAAAATTGTTAGTTTGTTCAACTATATCTAAGTTAGATAATATAGTGCTATCCAATCTTATTTCAGTTCTATCTGAAGATATTTCTTGGATGAATAGGTTAGTGTTAGGGTCACCTATTTGTTTAGTTAAAAAGTTGTAATATGAAAGATATTCACCTTGATCAAAACCTTGGTTTTCAACATCATTTCCTGGTGATATATCGAAATTGTTTATTTCATTACCATTGGCTGCAGATTGACCATTATTTAATACTGTGTATGAATTATAGTTGTATGTTGAGTATAGGAGATTTTTGTTATTATCATAAACAAAAAACTCGATATAACTCGAACCGGTTAAAACAGAATTAACATCAAATTGAGATATAAGATTTGAATCTTGAGCTTCATAAGATTGAAGAGTGAGATTTGTTGGGTCTATCCTAGTAACTGTTGCCATTAATTATTTTGTTTTTGTGCTTCTAAAAGTTCAGCTCTTAAATCAGCAATTTCCTTTTGAAGGGCTTCTATAATTTCGTTGTTCTCATCAAAGGAAATATATTCTGTGCTTGACTTTATAAGAAATTCATGTGAATTGGTTGGACCTAACTCATTTATTTCATAAAATAATTCGTTATATAAATCAAAGAATTCTTGGACAGATGGTTTTTCATCTATCTGTTCTTGAATTGTTTTAACCCCCAATTGGGTAAAAGAGGTGCTTATGGTTTTCTCATAATCCCTTTTATTAAAAACTTCTTTATTTAAATCAACATTTTCAGCCATTATCCATTTATAACTTTAAAGTAATAACTATCATCATATATTATTGTAGAACCATTTATGTTAGTTTTAATCAAAATCTGGTAGTATCTTTCAGGTTCCAATCCATTCATATAAATATCAAAATAATTTCCTTTACTATCTGAGCTTAATTGTGTATATTGAGTGTCAAATGTAATAACGAATTCATTAGTATCCAAATCTTTTACAGCATAGTATGAAGCAGTTGGTAAATAATTTACTCCAGTAAATAATGAAGATGTTGTCCATACTGGGGTAGGATATTTAGGTGCTAAATTAAATCTAAATCTATTTACACTTGATGGAAAAAATTCGCCTGGAT